CTGTCCAGCAGGGTGCTTACAACGCTGAGTTCAACCTCAAGCTGATGATCACCCCAGTCCCGTTCCTCGGGATGGAAGGTGCGGTTCAGCAGGACGCAGCAATTATCCCGCTGATCGAAGCGCGGATGAACGATGCGACCAACGTGATGATGGACGCGATGGCAACGTCGCTGTACACCAACTACACGAACACTCAGCAGTTTATCGGCCTCCCAGGCGCGATTGACGATGGTACGAACCTGGCGACTTACGGCAACATTAACCGTAACACCTACACTTGGTGGAAGTCGAAGGTCTACAACGCTGGTAACGTCAACCCAACCCGTCAGAACATCCTGCAATACATTTCTGGAACCGTGAAGAACGGTGCAGAAGTGCCTAGCTTTGGTGTTTGCGGATTCGGCACTTGGACCCTGTTGGCTCAAGACTTTGTTGGTCAAGAGCAGTATGTCATCACCCCAGGCTCTGGGTTTGATGGCGACAACAACGGACCACAGGCTGCGTTCCGTGCGCTGATGGTTGCTGGTGTGCCGATCTATCCAGATCCGTATTGCCCAGAAGGTCTGGTCTACTTCGTGAACACGAACTACCTGAACCTGTACATCCACGAGCAAGGTTCGTTTGTGTTTACTGGGTTTGAGTCCACTCTGCCTAACTGGCAGATTGGTTACGTCGGCGCCGTGCTGATGATTGCTGAGTTGATTAGTACTAAACCGAAGTCCATGACTCGGGTTAGCTCTTACAACTCGCTGACCCTGTAAGGAGAGAAACATGGCTCTCAGTCTAAACAAGATCCTGATTGCTGGTGCTAATAGCAATACCACCGGCGCCTACTTTCAGACCACCACCCTCATTGCTCCTGCAACGGTTGCTGGCAACGTAGTCCCTGCTGGCGTATATCTGATGTTCCCCGTTTTGAACAGCCAGATCTACGCTAACAACGGAACTGCTCTTGTCTTGCTTACGCCTGCAAACACTGGTGGTGTTGTGATCAGCGACGGAATTAACGTAGTTGCCAACTCTACAACGACGGCAAACACGATTACTCTGTTGACGGTCAACGGTGGTCTGACGGCAAACTCCACTTTTGCTAGTTAAGGAGTTGAAATGGCAAATCCAGATGCAGTAGGCCAAGCCCTACCAGATTCGTTTGGTACCTTTGCAATTGCAAGTGTTACCGGCGCGTCTTTAGCAACTGCTGGAAATGCTGTAGTGGCTATTCCTTTCCTGAAAGGTGGGCTTACCAATAGTGGTAATCTCACCGGATCGGGACAGGTGATCATTCGTCGGGTTACGGTGCAAAACCCCAACGCAAGTGTTTCGTTAGCTAACGTGGGTATCACGACTAGCAATGACGGAAACACCAGCAATGCGGTTGTTGCAGTAGTTTCGTTGGCAAACCTAACTGCTGTGAACAAGTTCCAAGACCTGGCGGTTGCCAGCCCCTTCGCATTGACTACTACCGTCAATGGAGCGAACACCTCTGCCTTGTACTTGAATGTTTCCAATGCTGCTGCTGGCATTGTTGACATTCGTGTTTACGGTGACACGGTTTCGTTCTAATGGAAGTCTTTGTAACCAACTGTAGTGACACCGACCTGACTGATCGTCATGCCGGTGTTGACTATAAGTTCAAAAAAGGTGTGCCTACCCCAGTTTCTATAGAGACTGCTAGGCACATCTTTGGTTACCAAGAAGAAGATAAGTTGCCATACGCAGTCCGTATAGGGTTTGTAAAGCACTCTACGGAAATTGAAATTGGACTTGAACGGTTGGCAATGTTTCGCATTGGCCAACATTCAGCGCAGGACCGCATTCCCTCGGCGGTAGGCGTAGTACCCCTACCCGTCAAAAAAGTAGGGGTAGGGGGAAAAGTCTCCTGAGGGTTACAATAGGCAACTATGGCAACCCTAAATTCGTACATCACAGACGTTCGCAGGCTTCTACACGATGCCAATGGGAACTTCTGGTCTAACGATGAGATTACGGATTACGTCAACAATGCTCGTGAAAGGGTAGTACGAGACACTGGTTGCCTGCGTACCCTGCAAATTTCTGCTACACCTCTTGCACCAGACGGCACAGCCGCAACAATCTGGTCTGCTGGACTTGCTGTCACTACAGGACAGTACATATTCTCAAATATCTTCATCTACCAGGTTACGGTAGGTGGGACTCTGGGGACTACAGCCCCGCCATACCCGGCATCAGGGACTAATTTCCCCCCGTCAACGGCCTTTACCAACGGTACAGCCACACTGTTGTACGTTCAGAATGCAGAAATCATCCCGTTTTCGTCGCTACCTAATGGTTCGCAGACTCTGGATGTTCTTAACCTGACAATCTACTGGGGAAATTCCAGAATTCCTCTGCGTTATCTGCCCTGGACTAACTTCAACGCCCAGTTACGGTACTGGCAGAACTACGTTGGACGGCCTGTGTGCTTCTCAACGTATGGTCAATCGCAAATTTACATCTCACCCGTGCCTGACCAGTCCTACAGCATGGAAGTGGATACGGTTATCCTGCCTTCTCCGCTGGTTCTGACCAATCCTACGGCTGTTGATGTTATCAACGACCCGTACACCGTTCCTGTGGCGTTCTACGCGGCTTACAAGGCAAAGTACAAGGAACAAAGCTACGGGGAATCTGAGATTTTCCTTCAGCAGTACAACCGTCAAGTGCAAAGCGTGTTGAATTCGGTCTTCACGCGCAGGATTCCGGACCCGTATAGCAGTCCTTACTAACATGGCATCTCAAGAACAGAAAAAGACCTACACTGTTCTGAAGACGTTCGGGGGGATCAACACCAAAGCCAACCGAACAGCCATCAAGGACAGTGAATTCTCGTGGTTGGAAAACGCCATGCCTATTGGCGACTCCAACATCAAGATTGTTCCCGCTCAGACCGAAGTTACGGACAACACAGGCAATGTTGTTGTCTTTGCAAACACAAGTTCTTATTTAACGTCTACAAACATCAATGTTTCTGACTACATTGTTAGTTTTCAAATAGACGGTCGAACACAAGCGTTCAATCTGACTAGCAATGTGACCAGTAACGTTGCCGTTGCAGGCACGTTTAGCAATGCAAACGTCAGCACTGCTCAGTGGAAAAACGAAAGACTGCTTATTGCAGACACAGACAAAGGTCTGTCTAGCTGGAACGGCGCAAATGTAGTTTCTATAGGGTCTGTTGGTCTTATAGCGGTGTCAAACCCAGGTTCTGGCTACACATCTGCACCTAACGTGGTGATCAGCGCACCCAACGATGCTAACGGGGTGCAGGCAGTAGCCACAGCGACGATCGTCACCGGATCTGGTGGTATCAGATCAGTCTATGTGACTTCTGGTGGCTCTGGATACACAGCAGTGCCCGACGTGACCATCGGCGCACCCAATATCACGGGTGGAACCCAGGCTACAGCAGTCGCTAGCATCAGTGGTGGAGCAGTCGTTTCAGTTGCAGTTGTCAATGCAGGGTCTGGATACACTGCTGTACCCACTGTGACGTTCTCAAGCGGTGCTGCTGCCGCTACAGCAGTCATTTCTACTGGTGGCGTGAGCAGCGTATCTTTGACAAACGCAGGTAGCGGATATACATCATCTCCAACTATCACTTTCTCAGGTGGTGGAGGGTCAGGCGCTAATGCTATAGCCCAGATTGTAACGTTCAAGACCGGAACCGTCAGCATTCTGCTCAACAACGGTGGTTCTGGCTATACGTCAGCTCCTACAGTGAGCATTGGTGGTGCTAACACTACTACTGCTACCGCTACAGCCATTGTTTTGGGTAACACGGTCTCGCAAATTGTGATGACCAACCCAGGTGCTGGGTATACAACTGCTAATGTCACTCTTTCCGGTGGTGGATTCACAACTGCGGCCAATGTCACGGCAGTTGTAAACACAGATCAAGTAGTTTCTGTAGCCACGTTCTCCGGCAGAACCTGGGTGGCTTCTGGACGTACCGTCTACTACTCTGCCGCAGACTCTTACAGTGATTTTACAAGCGTATCTGCTGGTTCACTGACCATTTCAGACTCTACGTTGCACGGCAACATCCGTGCGCTTCTCTCAGCCAACAATTTTTTGTACATCTTTGGCGAGACAAGCATCAACGTCTTCTCTGACGTTCGTGTTGATACGAATGGTCAGACTTTATTCACAAATACCAACGTTTCCGCAAGCGTAGGAACCAAGCGTATCTACGCTATCTATCCGTTCTTCCGGTCTGTGCTGTTCATGAACGACTATGGGATCTACTCCTTGGTCGGTTCTACTACCAGCAAGTTGTCAGATCCTCTTGACGGGATATTCCAACTCATAGACTTTGCCCAACCTATCAGCGGTGGTCAGGTCTTACTGAACAACATACTATGCGCGGCATTCTCCTTCACCTACAACGACCCGGCAGTTGGAGCGAGAAAGGTTCAGGCCGTGTTCTTCGAGAAGAAGTGGTTTCTAACCTCCCAAGGAGAGTTGGACTACATCACTTCCGTCCCTACAGCGGGGGTCATTCGCCTCTATGGGACCGCAGGCTCAAGCCTTTACCGTCTCTATGCTAACTCTACGGCTAATGTAGCCACGATGATCCAGACTGCTCTGATGCCTATGGGTGATCCCATACGGACCAAGCAGGCATTGAAGTTTGCAATCGAAGCGCAGTTGCAGGCATCGTCTACTCTGCTGATCAGCGTAGATAATGAACAAGGGTTAGGAGCAACTGGTGCGTATACAATCGACAATTCGGTTGTCTGGATTAACAATTCCTACCAACCCGTAACTTGGCAAAACAATAGTTTGCAAACGGTTGGATGGCAAACGTCTTACGGGTATTCTCTGTACAAGTCAGATGCCCAACAGTACGGCAAGTATCTTGGCCTTACTATTAACAGTAACAGTGCCGGTTACACAGTGAATACTTTCGAGTTTGAACACGAATTGAGAGTGAGGTTCTAATGACTGTCCCCTTCGCTTTTGCCAATCTAAGCGGGAACATTGCTCTCGCCAAGTTAGACAGTAACTTCAACACGCCGATCACAATCGGCAATACGTCTGTCTTGCTGGGCAACACAGTCACTACTCTTAACAACTTGACTCTTGCTAATGTCACCATATCAAGCGGTACGGCATCAAACATCAGTTTGACCAGCCCTCTTGCCGTCTCTTCTGGGGGGACGGGTAGTGCAAATTTGACTGTCAACAATGTGTTGATAGGGAACGGGACTAGTGCTGTAACGTCTGTTGCACCAGGAACGACAGGAAATGTTCTCACCAGCATTGGCGGTGCTTGGGTTAGCAATGTTGCGTTAACTAGTGTAGCAGCCGGGTCAAATACTCAAGTACAGTACAACAGTGCAAATTTGTTAGCGGGTTCTGCAAACCTGACGTTTGATGGGACGAATCTCGGGTTGGCTGGCGGAACAGCTAACGGTGTGGCGTACCTCAACGGTTCCAAGGTTCTGACCACCGGGTCTGCGCTGACGTTTGATGGTACGACATTGGCAGCACTATCTGGCGGTACAACAATAATTGTTAGCAAAGGTTCAGCAGGAAATCAGGGTTTTGTTAGCGCAGCCGGTAATGCTGGCGTTGTGGGTGCGTCATCTTTTGACATGATCCAAGACGCAACCAGCATTGCATATCTGTATCAACGCGCTAATCAGCCAATGCTTTTTGGTGTCAGTAACACTGAACAAATGCGCCTGACCAGCACGGGGTTGGGTATTGGGACGAGTTCGCCGGGGTATAAGTTAGATGTTAACGGGGCAATTAATTACACGACAGGAACCCTTAATTACACGGGGACCGCTGTTCCTAGTGGCAATAATAATCAGGCATTGTATGCATCAACATACAATATTGGGTTGGGTGGACAATTCGCCTCAGTAAATTTTGTAACTACTTTTGGTGCTCCTACTACAACTGCATGGTGGATGCTAGGGCGTTCTGCTGGTACTGATGATCAGTTTAGTTTGCGAGTACGCAGGGGTTCAACTTCCGCGCAAGATCAGACGGCGAGTATTGTTGTTACGTCTGGCGTGGATACGGCAAAAATTGTAGACAATCATCAGTGGTACACCAACGGCTCGGAGAGGATGCGCGTCGACTCATCCGGCAATCTTGGCATCGGAACCACGGCTAACGCATCAGCGATCCTAGACGCACAAAGCACCACCAAAGGCGTGCGTATGCCCAACATGACTACGACGCAAAAGAATGCGATTGCTAGTCCTGCTGCCGGTTTGATGGTGTTTGATACTACGCTGGCAAAATTGTGTGTTTATAGCGGATCTGCTTGGCAGACCATCACTTCAGTTTAAGGGATAAATAATGACCACTTTCACATGGACCGTCACTCAACTCGACTGCTACCCGCAGGCTGACAATCAGACTGACGTAGTGTTCACCGTTCACTGGCAACTGACCGGGACAGACGGAACCTATAATGGCAGCGTCTACTCAACCTGCTCTGTCCCTGCGCCAACGGGTACATTCACGCCCTACGCCGATCTGACTCAAGAGCAAGTGCTTGGCTGGATCTGGGCAAACGGCGTGGACCAAGCATCTGCCGAGGCTGCTGTGCAGACGCAGATTGACAATCAGATCAACCCCCCTGTAACCTCGCCCGCATTGCCTTGGATTAGTTAAAAATGGGAATTCAAGCCTTTACCCCTATGGGGAACACGATAACTTTTACGGCTACCTCAAGTTCTCCTACAACTTCCGTGCAAGCTGCGTCTACCACTCTTGGTGGTAACCAGTACCGGATCATCAACAGCGGTAACGTGACGGTGTTTATGGGGTACGGGCAGGCTAACGCAAGTGCGGTAGCTAACGCAGTGGTTGTCACCAGCACTCAGTCATCTATACCGCTACTGTCAGGCACAGACGAGATCTTGACGTTCACTCCTAACGCTTACTTTGCCGGTATCACCAGCAGCGGTAATGCTGTGATATACATCACGCCAGGAGATGGGGTCTAACATGGTTCTGAAGACTGTTTCTACTCTTGGTGCTACTGGTGGTGGAGGAGGTGGCGTTTCTAGCGTTACTGCAAGTACCCCACTTGCTTCTAGCGGTGGTACTACTCCTAACATCACGTTTACGGGGATTCTGCCAATCGCTAATGGAGGGACAAACGCCAACTCTGCAAGCATCACGGCGTTCAACAACATTACGGGCTATTCGGCGTCTGGCGCTACTGGAACAACCAGCACTAACTTGGTGTTCTCAACCACGCCGACGCTGACCAACCCGACGGTTACGAACTACGTTGAAACGTTGTACTCGGCAAACACCAGCACGGCAATCACTGTGGACTTGGCAAACGGCACGGTTCAAAACTTGACGTTGACGGGCAACGCCACGATTACAATGCCTACTGCGGTAGCCGGGAAGTCATTTATTATTATTTTGTCTCAAGACGCTACGGGCAGCAGAACGGTCACTTGGTCTACGGTGTCTTGGCCTTCGGCTACTGCCCCAACCGTTACCAGCACCGCAAGCAAAAAAGACATTTTTTCGTTCTTTTCTAACGGCACAAGCTGGTTCGGCACCACTATCGGACAGAACTACACATAATGTTTGCAGCATCTAAATCAGGTAGATCGTCTGCTGGCGGCGGCGGTACAACGGACCCATATTTTCCGTACGTTCCTTTGCTGTTGGAAACGACCAGCACCAACGGGCAACAGAACAACACGTTTTTAGATTCTTCGACGAACAACTTTACGATCACCCGCTCCGGCACACCGACGCAGGGTTCGCGCACTCCGTATTGGCCTGCCGGACAATGGAGTGTATATTTTTCTAGCAGTTATTTAAGCGTTGCAGATAGCGCAAGTTTAAGGTTTGGCGCTAGTAACTTTACAATTGAGGCTTGGGTTTACCGCACAGCGTCTGGTGCTACACATACGATTGCTTGCAAAGGCGCGTCAACCCCAACCGGATGGGTTTTACAGGTTAGCTCTGCTGACAAACTTGTTTTTATTGACACGTCAACAAGCATCACAGGTTCAACCAGTCTTGCGGCAAATACTTGGTATTACGTCGCTGTTGTCCGAGCCGGTACTGGTTCAAATCAAACAACTTTATATGTCAACGGAGCGTCTGACGGGACTGGTACGTCAGCGACTACGTTTAGCCAAACCGACGCAATGCGTATCGGAACGGACAGAAGCGCTGCAAACGGGTTTGCTGGATACGTTTCAAATTTGAGATTGTCAAATACAAACTTGACAATTTCATCAACTCCAACCAGCCCATTAACAGCTTTAGGAAGCACAATTTTCTTGTCTTGCGGATATAACCGTTTTGTAGATGGATCATCCTTAGCAAGCGCAATTACTATTGGTTCCGGCACCCCAACCGTCCAAGCATTCCAGCCGTTCTCCCCAACGGCATCGTACACCACCGCGCTGTATGGTGGGAGCGGGTACTTTAATGGTAGTACGGATTTTTTAAAGTCCACCACTGCTACTACCGTTTTTCAATTTGGCACTGGTCCATATACTGTTGAATGCTGGGTATATCAATCCTCTAGACCAGCGCGGCAATATATTTGCGGAGGCTTGTTCTCTGGCACTGGGTTCCAAATATTTATGGACTCCCCGGGGCTGATTAGATGTTCCGCCACTGGTATTGGAGATTTGCCCGCAGCTACAATTTCAGTCCCGTTAAATGCTTGGACTCATATTGCAGTGGTTAGAACAAGCACATCCACAGGTGGGGTGGCGTATTATGTTAACGGCGTCCCCGCTGGAACAAATACGATGTCAGCAGACATTTCGGGTACGGCTTCATATATAAATGTTGGAACATCAGCCGACAGCACTGCTGAACCAACTAACGGATACATCGCAAACTTCCGCGCTGTCAAAGGCGTTGCAGTCTACACCGGAGCATTCACCCCACCCACGCTCGCACCGTTAACAACCGCAGGATCAACCAGCGCGGCAAGTTACTCAAGCACCACCAACGTCAATACAAGTTTTGCTTCGTCTGCAACTTCTCTCCTGCTCAACATGACCAACGCAGGAATCTACGACGCCGCCGTGCAGAACGTGATAACGACGGTTGGGGATGCTCAGGCTAGTACCACGCAAAAACAGTGGGGTACAACCAGCATGAAATATGATGGAACTGGCGACTGGCTGACGGCCATTGATAGTACGCAACTTCAGCTAGGTACTGGTGACTTTACGATTGAAGGATGGGTGTACCTATCAGCAATTAGTGTTGCGTATGGAATCATAAGCAAAGGCACAGCAACAACTGGGTGGTCGGTTAACGTCACCGCTTTAAACAAACTGCAATTTAGTTACACTGCATCTGTTCTTACTGGGGCGACATCTCTAGCCACTGGTACTTGGTATTATTTTGCCGTTGTTCGATCAGGTAGCGCCACAGGAAACTTAAAAATTTATCTAAACGGATCGGTGGACGCCACTAGCGGCGGCGCTGTAACAGACAACTTTAACCAAACAAGCATTTTGTATGTTGGCGCAGACAGAATTGGCACAAGCGCGTTGAACGGATACTTGCAAGACGTTCGGATTACCAAAGTTGCCCGTACCATTACAACGCCAACCGCAGCATTCCCAACGAGGTAACCATGCAAATCGCTAACCAAGACCTCATTATCAAAGACCACACTGAGTGGTTTCCCAACACTTCGTTTGGCGACCGTGGCCCGTCATTAGATTGGATTGCAGAGCAAGGCTACTACGTCATATCGGTATGGAAAGACCACGACCGAACGACGCAGAAGCTAGTGTCTGCCGCTCCTCATTTGTTTGACGGAATGTGCTGCTTGGTAAATGTTGAGCCGTTGACGGATGAAGAACTTCAAGCAAGGGTTGATACTCAGTGGAACGCTATCCGTAGCCAACGCAACCAGATGCTCAAGGACAGCGACTGGACGCAGGTGGCAGACGCACCAAGCGACAAGTCTGCATGGGCTACCTATCGTCAGGCACTGCGTGATATCACAACAGGAACAGATCCTTTCCAGATCATTTGGCCTAAATATCCTGGTCAAGTTGATGTGCTACCAGTTCAATGATGGTGATTGAATGTCAGACAACACCGAGACCAAACTAGCCGTGCACGAAGCAATTTGTTCTGAGAGGTACGGAAAGATTTCTGATTCGTTATCCGCAGGTGACAAGCGGATGACCAAGATTGAGTACCTACTCTACGCAGTGAT